GAACTTATTAGTGGCATCCTTAAAAAGCTAAAGGCTAAAGACTATGTTGTATGTCTTACAGGTAAGAATAACTTTCGTAATAAATTATTCCCTGACTACAAAGCCAACAGGTCAGACAAGCGTAAGCCTCTAGGTATCAAAGACTTAAATGATTATATGTATGACCACCACAATGGATTAATTGTAGATGGTATAGAAGCAGATGACCTCATTGGTATCTTCTGTACTGAACATCCCAAGGACACCATTGCAGTAAGCGGTGATAAGGACTTCGGAACTCTACCAATTACTTGGTACAATCACCTCACCAATAAACTCACAAAGACTGGCGTTCGTAAAGCTAAACGCTTTCACCTTATACAAACTCTTACTGGTGACGCAGTAGATGGATACAGAGGTCTCAAGGGTGTGGGTGCTAAGACTGCTGAGAAGATACTAGACAAAGGCGGAGCTACTTGGAAGACAGTAGTTAATGAATACAAGAAGCACGACCTGACTGCTGATGATGCCCTACTGACTGCACGTCTAGCATACATATTACAAAACAAAGATTACAACAAAGAAACACAGGAGATAAAACTATGGAAGCCGTAACCTGCCCAAAAGCAACAACCTTACCTGATAGCGGTAAACGCTCAGAGTTTGATACCGGTGCAGTTAGAGATGCAATGGAGGGTAAAGGTATGCCTTCGTTGTTACCTATAGCTGCACTTCGTGCTGCCTCTAAACGCTTTGAAGATGGAGCAACTAAGTATGGCAGAGATAACTGGATGAAAGGTATTCCACTTAGTAGATATATAGATAGTCTCTATCGTCACCTGTGGCAGTTTATCGAGGATGATGACAAGGAAGACCATGCAGGTGCTATCATTTGGAACGCTATGTGTCTTGTTCAAACAGACGAATGGATTAAGAATGGCAAGTTACCTAAGTCCTTGGACGATATAAGGAAGAGGGAATGTGAAGAATCCCAACAAATTAAGGAATAATTATGGATGCTCCACTTCCCTATATAAGCCCTGAGTTACTCAAAGCATTGACTGAAACATTTCCCCCAAAGGATTTCGGTACAGACAAATCGCTTCGTGACATAGACTTTTATCATGGGCAACGCTCGGTGATTAATTTCCTTGAACATCAATTCAATATCCAAAACGAAAATATATTAACGAAAGATTAATTATGTGTTCATCTCCTGACATCCCACCACCAGTACCACCACCTGCACCACCCCCACCTCCTACCAATATGGCTAAGTCTGTTCGTAATAAGCCGGCTCAAAGACGTAGAAGCGGAGGAGGAAGAACAGGTATATCTGCTTTAACAATAAGACGACCTTCAGTAAATGTTGGCACAAGCGGTATTGGTGCTAACGTCTCCTATTAATGGCTGACAAAACCCTAACAGTAAATGGACAACCATTCACGTTCAATCGTGATAGGTTTGCAGGTGTAAGAACTATGACAGTCAATGGGGAAACTCGTACTGTAGACCGCACAGCTTCAGTCATAGACTCAGACAGAGCAGGAGAGTCTCGCCCATTACTTAGTAAAGTAGTTGGTGGAGCAGCAGCAGCTTACTCACTTCGTGACCTCAATGATAAACAAGGTAACAATAAGGTAGTTCGTGTACGCAGGTCTAGTGATAATGCGGAGCGTGACTTCCTAGCTAAGGAGTTATCTAACGCTGAATTAATAACTTGGGTTGGTTCTGGTAATGATGGTCGCGTTCAAACTTGGTATGACCAATCAGGTAATGATAATCACGCTACTCAGACTACTACCTCTTTTCAAGCTTTGATTGTCAGTTCTGGTTCTTTAGTATCTAATGGTCTAGACTTTCAAAGTGATACTTATGATATTCCTACTGGTGTTATATCTAATATTAATTCTGTATCAGCATTTGTTGTGGCTAAAAGTGATACAACAAGTGGAAGTAGAACAGGTTTAGCTTTATCTAGGAATAACCCTGACTTTAGATTCTATAATCCAATTATAGTTAGTAGTAATTTTAATTTTGGCTACCAAGATAGTGCAGCAAAAATATCACTTGGTTCAGCGGATACTAATAAACATTTATTTACAGCAATAGCTGGCTCTTCAAACGCTGAAGCATTTTTAGATGGTACTTCAAAAGGTACAGTTTCGTCCGCGGATGGTATAAATGCATTAAGTAGCGGAGGAATTGGTTCAATTAATGATGGTGTTGTTTGGGATGGAAAAATTCAAGAAATTATAATTTATAACTCCGACCAAACAGCTAACCGCCCAGCAATCGAAGCTAACATAGCTAATCAATACGGCATAACCCTTTCATAATATGTACTTACTATTTCCAACTGAAGAAGACGCATGGAGTCGCTCCGAGCAAGAAGGC